TTAATCATTGTCCGATCCTATTCCCATAAAAACTGTTTACAGTAGATTGACCACCGGCAGTTACGGATGATGTAGGTCTTAATTCTATAACATCACCGGCCACCAAATTTAATTGAGCGGACACAAAAGACGGATAAGCATTCCCCTTTGATTCAATGCCTTGAGAAATAACTGACCCGTTTTTGTATAATACTAAACACCCCACAACGGCGTTGAAATACGCGTAGCCCCCAAAAGCATATTTTCCAGAGACCGGAACTGTGAATTTACCAGTTATGGTCGAATAGGCATTGTGCGTGTCGTGATCTTTCACGGTATAAATAAAGCATTGCGTTGTAGATCCCGCTGTTGTCGATGTATTAGCCGAAAATGAAACCGTCTCACTGGCCGCCACCACGGACGGGCCGGAGAGGCGATTGATAGAGAAATAACCACCAGCAATTGTGTTTCCGTTTGTGTTGCCAATCCTTAAAGAAATGGTATCACCAGCCTTTAGATTCGGAATAAGCATGGCCGCAGTTGTTGCTTGCGATGCGGATGCCTGCCTTGTTCCGTAGGTGTAAATACCTCCGTTAAGATACACAGTAGGGAAAAAGTTTGCTTGGTCAGATATAACAGTAGCATTTACAGAGTAGTCACCAGATACCGGAATTGTGTAAACGCCAGAGCTAAAAGCCCCATGAGAGTCTTTTGAAACAGTCATGGCAAGGTTTGTTGTAAGCGAGGTATATCCTTGAGCATTGATTGATCCAACAAAAGACACCACCCGAGTGTCGGTGTCACTTGAACGCTGGACGTTGCTCGACCAACCGGAGATGGGGACTTGGAAGGTGGCGTTAAATGAAACTGTTGCATAGGAAAGTTGATTTCCACCAGATCCCCAAAAAAGCCCACCAGTTGCAACAGGCCCAGAGGCCGAAACGTATTCAAATGCAACGCGAAATCTTGTAGAATCGTAAGGAATAATTAACCCATACGAATTTGTTCCGGGAGACTGACCCCATCCAAACCAAGCATCCGGCAATCCATAAGGAACGAGTGCGGAAAAATTAACTAATCCACCCGTATAAAATGAAACCTTGTTTGAATCAAATGACATTCCGGAAGGAAGGCTAATCAAATAATCGCCAGATCCGGCAGCACCCGCACCAGTTTGATTATATTGATACGAAAAATACGCGCTATCGCCAATTCTCATCCACGACACCGAATCGGCGGTTCTTGTTCCTTTTGTTGGAGCTGTAACTGTTGCTCCAATGGTAATTGCTCCGGCATTTAAAGTATCCGTCACCACTGGCCCGATGGGAGCGGTTTGACGAGAGCAAGTAAAGTTATCGAACTCGATGGACGAAGCTCCAGCCGCAGCCTGTGATGCGATCACGGCCACGCGATACTTCTGGCCAGCGGTCACGCTAGTCTGGAACGTGCAGGCCACTCGACCAGGGCCCGAGCTTTGGTTCATCCCGAGGAAGCCAGCAGGCTGAATCCATGTCGCCCCTCCAGCCGTAGCATCGTAAATGTAAACCATCCAGGTCTGTGATCCGCGAGTTCCAGAGAAGTTGTAAGTCCCACTAATCCGCTCGTAGTCGAACGACACAGTGAGAACCTTTCCGAGATCCATCCGGTCGAGAGTGAACTCTTCAGAGATGAAGCCTTGACCCTGGCTTAACGAGGTCGGAACAGTAACGAGAAGCGATCGAGTTCCAGATAGCGGAGTCGTGCTAGTGGCAGATAGAGACAGCGAAGATGCCGCGTTAGGAGAGGCATCCGTCCCGATGGTAGGAGTCGCGTTAGGAAATCCGTTTGCGTCAACAGTGACAGCCATCTCGCGCCATCCAGTGATCGTTCCGTTCTCGAAGCTCGACTTCAGGTAGTTCCTATCCTCGACGATCCCCTCGATGTTGTCGGCTGTCAGTGTGCGGAAGTTGCTATTCAGTGCCATCTCTTATACCTCAAAAGTTCCTGTTTACTTCGATATAGCGTTGAAGGGTTGCGTCCCACATCAGATCAAGGATGTGGAACTTATGCAAGCGCGCAGGCCCGCCGTTCAGGATCACGCCGTTCACGATGTCCGAATTCTGAACATCGACCCAGTTCTCGTCAGATGCGCCCACGAGCCTGATCATGGAGCCGTCGCCAGTCGGAGGGATGCCACCGAACGGAGTCACGTCTAGAACAGCTCCAGAGCTTGATCCAGCCGACACGAGCCATTTCTGCTGGCCCTTGGTCGTATCAATAGCAAGCGAGTCATTGATGGGCGACAGTGTAATATCAGAGTAGGCCGTCCATCCACCACCAGTCCCGGTCGCGTTGATGGTCACGGAGACAGCGTTACCGACTCGAGCCGCCGTTACACCAGGCCCGACGAAGTCGATCTCGGTCACCGTGCCAGCCGTTCCAAGGTTCGATCCGTCATCCTTGAACTGGATTCCATCCTGCTTCAGTGCCAGAGCATCGAAGACAGCGTCAGACGAAGGAGCCTTGTCAGTCACGCCGTTTGTAATGGTAGCCGTGATGGTGGCAGTCTGAGCGCGGAGATCAGTGAAATAAAGGTTAGTCACTCCCTCGGCCAGATCATCGGTGTCCTTTAGCCCGAAGGCTGTGTCGAACTCAGTGCCGAAGTCTGCGGAATCGAGCTTGAGAGCCAGGGCGTCGAATATAGCATCCTCAGAAGGAGCCTTGTCGATCACGCCATCCGTGATCACCTGGCTGATGGTAGCGCTCTGCGCTCGGCCATCGGTGAAGTAAAGGTTGCTTGTGCCCTCGAGAAGGTCGTCAGTGGTGGCGATAGGCCGACCAATAAAGACGTAGGTGGAACCGCTCCAGCGGTATGAATAGTTGGTGTCTAGCGTGACGTAAATCTTTCCGGTCTCTCCGGTTGGTGGCAAGGCTGAGAACGTGGGAACCTCGATCACGTCGTCGACGTAGCTCGGAAGCTGAGCCGATGGAACCTTCCCATCTGCACCAAGCTCGGCCACGCCCAAAGGCTGGCCCTTCTCGGAGAGCGGGATCTTCAGAGCATCGGAAGCGATAACGTCATTGATGGCCTGCTGAACGTCGGCCACAGGAGCCCCTGATCCGGTATGGTCGAGCGTCTGGACGCCGAAGAAGGTGTTGTCGTCCTGCTTCGAGCCGAAAGCCGAGTTGAATGTCGCCGCGTCGGCCTTCTGTCCATTGATAACGCTCATGAGCTAACCTCCCTGAATACCAAGCGACCAGTCCTGTAAAGGCCCTCGCCGTAGTCCAGCATCTCCAACAGCTTGAACCCTGTACCCTGCGAGTCGCTTTCCGTGGATTCTAAGATGAGTTTCGTATAGTTCGCAACGTCTAACCGATTCGGCATGAACTCGACCGTCGATTTCTCAGTGCAGTAGCGCATGAACCGGAGCGCGTCTTCAATCCCGTTCGGGTTACTCGACCAAATATCGTCACCGATGAACTTCCGGTCACAGATAAAGTCGATCGAACATTCCATGTAACGCTTCGTCCCGAACCGGATCACTTCGACCGCGCCCGATCCGGTCTCGTTTACCGAGGCCTTCACGCTCTTGACGTTATGATCCAGAGGAACGTAGTCCAGCAGATAGAACTGAGGCTCGAACTCGAAGCCCACGCCCACCGTGCCCTCGTACTGAGATAGGCCAGTGAGGTCAGTCCCACCCGGAAAGCCAAGAACCGAATAGATATTGGAGGCGCTATTCGGCCCCGTGGCCCTACGGATAGAGAAGGCCCCACTGGCCGTGATCTTGAGTAGGCGTGTGGTGCGGTTGAGAGAAACTGTGTAGGTTAGGGTTCCGGCCTGATTCAGTGCCGAAGACAGAGCCGTAGCGATCTCACTAGGCGCGTAGGCCTTCACAGCGAGAGTCACTGGAAACGACCCTGTTCCTTCGTCAATATCAAGGATGTTATTTTCTGAATCGACCGAAACCCCGAAATAGAATTTAGACTTAGTTAGTAATGCCATCAGACTCCCCGGATTACGGCCCCCTTCGTGTCGATTGCGTCATTGAGAAGCGAGACGATCCTGTTCTGCGTGTCCGAGCTGTCGAGGATGTCTCCCATTACCTGGAAGTTTACAACGGTCTGAGGAGCGCGAACCATGTCACGCTCTTCGTTCTGCTGGATAAGCGTCTGAGTATCGCCAGTAAAGGCCACCCCGCCACCCGTCGCAGTGACTCCAGTGTTGGCCCCACCCGTGACTCCACCACCACTAAATGCCGCCTTCATCAGAGACCCGAGAGCGATCAACCCGAGACCAGCAGTAATCGCTCCAGTAGGATCTAGGAATTTAGTCGCGAGCATACCGATACCAGTGGAAAGAAAGATCGTTCCCACTTGGATAGCAAGGTCTGCGAATAGCCCAAGGATGGCGCTACCGACTGCCTGAATGACGTTTGTTCCTTTAACGAGCGCCGTCATCATGGCCTGGATACTTTGAACAATACCGTTGACGATAGCCGCCTTGACGGCCTGGTTTACTTGATTGGCCGCCATCTGAGCGTCTTGAGCCGCTTTCTTTTGTAGCTTTGTATATTCATCAAGCGCCGCACGTCCCTCGATCTGAGATTTGGTCAGCTCTTGATTGAGTAACAGAGTCTCACGAGCGATCTCGTTTCCTTGCAGATCAATCTGGTTCTTCTCAGCCTGCTTAGTAGCGAGCTGAGTCTGAGCGTCTAGCTTTGCGCGAAGCTGTAAAATCTGAGTGTCTAAGATCGCGACCTCAGCCTCACTGTTTGCAAGGTTCGCCTGCTGATCGCGGAGAAGCGTGAGCTTGGTCAGCTCGTCATTCAAGAGACGGACATTCTCAGCCGCGCTCGGAGCCGTGCCTAGTAGGAACTCGCGGAGCTTGATGTTAATCAGATCAAATCCGTTTGCAAGCTGTTGAAAAGCGCCTTGGAGAACAGGCCCGAGGATCTTGTTCGCGAGCATGGCGAACGTGTCGCCCACTTCGCCGAACGATACCGCCAGAACCTTGAGAGACTTTTCGACTGGAGTGATCGATGTGGAAATATTCTTGAGCCTTTCCTCGCCTACTCTAAGAACCTCGTTTAAAATCGCCTGCTGTTTTCCGGTCTCGCTCAAGTTATTCGGGAGCGTACCGATCGAATCAGCCAGGCGCTTGTAGGCCTGCTCGGCATTGATAAAGATTCCGACCTCACGGAGCGCCCGAGTGTTCCCAGTAAGAATAGCCTGCTGGATCCGCTCAAAATTGGCCACGGTATCGCCACCGAAAGCAGAAGCCGACTTCCTAGCAAGCTCGAAGAGTTGAGGGATCTCGCGAGTCCCCACCTGTAAATTGATCAGCGCCCGACCAGCCGCCTCGAGAGCGTCTTCCATGTCCACAGTGCCATCGACAGCCCGTGCCACTCCAGAGGCCAGCGCATCAGCATTGATGGCCTGCTGTTGAGCCAGGATCTCGAAGCGCCTGTTGATCGCGTCGATCTTCTCGCCAGACAAAACTTGATTGATCAAATAGTCGGCAGACTTGGCGAGCGCGTTCATCGCCATACCTACCAGATCGAGGCCAGCCTTGAAGTCAGCCAGGCCCTGAACTCGGAAAGCGTTACCGAAAGAATCTCCGGTGTCCTCGGCTTCCTTGCGAACAGTCGCGAAGGCTCGTTTCACCGAGCCATCGTCTAAAACTATTTCGAGTTCGATCTTCTGGTCTGCCATTATTTCCTTATCGTCGGCTTAGGATCTGCATCAGCTCTTTGTTCGTGAGCTTCTTACCTTCGGATTTTCGCACGGGGTTCATACGCTTTTCAAACCTTTTGAACAGCGCCTCCCTTTTGTCCTGCGTCAAGTTTGGGTAGTCGTGGATCGTGAAGCTCAGAATCACCTCGCCAGCCTCGAGCTGGTCGATACATTGCCAGTAAAGGTTAGCGGATTGAACGTCTAGGCTATCGATCTGGTCTGGACTCCACCCATAGAAGCGGGCCAGCTTCGCCTTCATCAGGTCGAAGTCATCGGCTTTTTTTTTGGATTAGACACGAACTCAAGGAAGTCGAAGAAGTCGTCAGCATCAAAGGAAAAGAGCGCTTCTTTAGGAAGCCCAAGGCCCTGATACCAGTCTGCGTAGGCGCTAACAGCGTCCTCTGGCTTGATGGCCTTGAGCTTCTCCAGGAACTCCTGACGCTCGCCGATGCTCGGGCATCTCATCTCGTAAGACTTGCCCTCAATGGTCACCTTGAGCGTTTTCTTCTTAGCAACGAACTCCATTAGATCCCCTTGTATTATGCTTCAGGAAGTGCCGAAGCGTCGCCGTAGCTGAACAGGTTAGCGAAGCCAGACTTCGAGCTGTCGAGGTATCCGATAGCTTCGATCGGGAGAATGTATTCATTCTCAGCCGAGAAAGTCTGCTCGCCGAGCTTCAGCTTACACTTATGGATGGTGAAGTCTTCGGAAGCGTCAGCGTCGCCAGCCTTGTCAGTCGGACGGAAGACGAGCTTGTCAGCCACGTCGTCGGTCGACTTGAACAGGTTCGCAGAGCCGTAGCCAGAGATCACCTCAGAAGCGGCGTCATCGGTTACGATCGTCCCGCCGTAGAAGTTAAGAGCGCGACGGATGGACTCGACCGAAGAGTCCTTCAGTTCGAAGGATGCGGACACAGAAGCGCCACGGCGAATCTCAGCCAGGACGAAGTCGCCAGTCTGAGGAGCCTTGATTTCCTTGGTCTGCTCGGTAACGGTGAAGGTGATGTCGCCATTAGTTCCACCGAGGTCAGTGGCCACAGAGCCGAACTGAGCCACGGTGATCGAGAATCCGGTCTTCTTCGCAGCGTCCAGAGCGTCCCGGGATTCGTAGGCGTAGCCGTTTGCGACCATGGTGCATTCGATCTCGTTACCGGAAACGGTAGCGACAACGAAAGAAAGCGGATCAATCACAGCCTGGAGAGCAGAAGCAACAGCGCTCTTGCTAGCTCCGGTAGCGATAGCGACTTCGTGTCCAGTAGCGTTTGGAACAGCTGGATCGACAGCGGAACCGCCGGAGGTGTTAAACCAGAAATAATGCTTAGCCTGAGTCACGGGCTCATGGACGACGAAGAACTTCCCGTCGAGGGAGTCGCTCACGTCTGCCTTGGTGAAGACGCAGAACTTTTGTGGACGATCAGATCCGAGGATGATGTTCCGAATACCGAGGTTATACTTGTTAGAGTTGCAGGCCATTTTTCACCCCTCCTGTGGGTTTTCGTTATTTAGTTCTGGACGCAGATCCAAACCTTGAACCGAAACACGAAAACCACTTGGATCGTGTTGTCGTTGCTTTCTGTATCGTAGGGCTCAAAAGCCACTGAGTCAAGGAAGACCCCTGTGATAGCTGGGCTGAAGTTGAAGAAGTTTTCGGCCCTGAGCATCCCGACGATCACTTCCTCGGCCCTAACGATGCTCTGTTCTAGTGCTTCTTCAGGCGTTCGGAACCCCTTGAAGAAGGCCTTGATCTGGACAGGAACCTCGACGCCCTGCGCCTCGTTGTTCTTCTCCACCCCACTGATCTCGAGCATGGCCTGGTGAAAAGCGCCGTCGATGATCGCGCTCGGGATGTTCTGATCGTTGAAGGGATCCGTATGCTCGGAGAACCCAAGCTCGGTCATTCTAGCGGTAACGTAGGGCCGGATCGCTGTCAGGCTCATCGTCTCACCAGCGTAAAGGATCGCAGATCCGCGGCTTCGCCAGCGTCCAAAGTCCCGTTGCCGTTGAAATCAGCCTGGATCCTGCCTCGGCCCTGCACCAGAAGCGCCTTCTGGCCATAGGCCCTGGCCTTGTTCAGAAACACGTCGTCCACCTGGTTCGAAATCCCCATGAAGATCAGCTCGAGAACCATGTAGATCGAGAGCTGTTTCAGGTCATCCGAGAGTGAGAGATCGGCCTTCGTGAGCTTCGAGCCATCCGTGCGCCAGACTCGGATCGAGTCGAGCCAGTCGAGGATCAGCGTCTGGGCGTTCCGGTGGATATTGTTGTAGGAACTCTTCCCAGCTGGAAGCCATTTCAGGATGTCAGGCTCGAACTGGATCAGGTCGGAGTCCTTCGAGAACAGCTTGTCCTGCTCTGGAGTCACGACCTCGATGGAATAGGTAAAATTTACAGTGTGAGGCCCCGCCTTGATCTCAAGCGCGATCACCTTCGTCCCGGGAGTCTGATACTCCCAGTCAAGGAACCAGTTCTTAGGATTGCCACCGTCATGCACTGGGATCAGATCGACTCCGACTTCTGGGCTGATCTTCACCTGGTCGATCGAGTGTTCACCCTTAGCGGAAAACGACTTCGAGGCATCGAGCCGAGTCTTATCCTTAACCTGTACGATCGCTTCATGTTCCAAGTGCCCGAAGACGTTAGCCATCCTTAACCCCTTTTGAAGTGTGCCCCTCCAGCACATCGTACCGAAGGGGCCACCAGTTTCAACCTATAACTATCTCATGTAGGAGATATAGACCCGGTCGCCGATCTCGATCGACTCGACCCCGGTGGGGTTCACAAGGGTTCCGGCCCAGGTGATCCGAGTCTTTCCACCGACCACGCTCACATTGTAGTCCACGCCCTCATGAACGGCCAGACGACCGACGAACACGTGCAGGCTCATGGCCTTGGCTTCGTGATCACAGTCGATCGACACGAGTTCCGATGCACTGACAGTGATCGGGCTCATCTTGTGAGCGATCATCGCAGGAGGAGCGGTCTCGAGAGCGGTCACGCGAGAGTCGAGAGCGCTATCAGCCGAGGAGCGATCCAGGATTTCCTGAGCCAGTCCAGACTGGAGCGTATCGATCTCACCTTCCGCTGTATCGAGGCGACCATCTAGAGCGCTGTCGGCGTTCTCCCGGGCAGTCTGCTCGGCCAGAAGGGCGCTTGCGAGAGCGTTGTCATTCTCGAGATCAACAGAGTTGATGAGAGCGACGATCTCAGCAAACGAGTCTTTGTCAGCCTGAGAGGCGTCAAGGATCGCGTCAATCCGACCCTTCTCGGTCGTGATCTGGGACTGGAGGCCAGCTTCAACACCTTCGGCCCTGGTCTTCTCGACCAGAACAGCGGCGTCAGAGTATGCCTTATCAGCAACAGAACTAGCATCGAGCTGGCCCTTGTTTACTGCGTCGGCAGAAGCAGAGCCATCTGCGAGATTCGTGATCTTCTTGCTCGATGCGTCGATTTCGCGAGCGTCGAACTTGATTTTACCACGAACACCAGTACCACTGACTGCGCCAGTCGTGAGATTGATGTCTCCACCGTTTACGTTCGGCTTCAGACCGTAACCATCGGCTTCGATGTGAACAGCGTAACCAGCGGAAGATCCGGCGGCGTCATAGGAGCTGTCTAAAGAAGAGAGGTAAAGGTCGGTTCCAGACGATCCGTGAACATACGCAAAATGGAACATCCACTGTTTACCCCAGTCTCCCAGGTTGTGTGAGTTGGTATTCAACGGGGTGATCATCTGAGTCTGGATGTCGTGATTGATCCGAGGAGTCATCGCGACGACCTGACCGCCGTTCAGCTTTTGAGTGCTGTTTTTACCCTGAGAGTCGAGATCGCAGTCAGCGTAAGAGCTTGGGCCATCAACGATCAGGTTCTCGGAGAAGAAGCTCCGAAGGAACGAAGAACAGCGACGTCCGAAGTCATTCACAGTGGTAGTCTGGCGAACAGTCCCGCCACAGTAACCGCCAGAAGCGCTAAGGATTGTAGCCATCCCACCGTTCGGATGCTGGTTCAGCGTCACGTTTCCGTAACAGACGTTGTTCGAGAAAACGCCCACGTTGATCCCGCTGATCGTAACGGCCCCGAAGATCACGCAAGAATCGAATTGAGCTTGTGCGATAGCGTTGTCGTAGCCGTACAGGTTCAAAGTAGATCCGAAAACTACTTCGTTCATGTAGAGTTTACCAGCGCGAGACTTAGCAGTTGACCAGTTAAAGTTAGCGGCACTCAAAAGAGTGACCATAGAGAACCCGGAGCGGTCGTCCGATCCAGAGTTATCCTGCGCCCACGCTCCCATCGACACAGCGCCAGTAATGCGCACCGTTTCTTTTTGCTCACCGATCACGAACACGTTGGCCGGAAGCGCTACAGATGCCTCAGAGTAAGCACCAGATGCAACGCGGACAACGTAACGCTTGCTCGGGCTTGCGTCAGTGATCATGGCGAAAGCCTTGGTCAGGGTCAGAAACGGCTTGTGTTGGCCACCAGTTCCGGTGGTGTCGTTACCGTTCTTAGACACATAGATCGTTTGAGCGATCGAGAGATTCTCGAGAGCTTCGATCCTAGAGAGATTCGCCAGGTCTCCAGCCGCACGGTCAAGAATCTCTTGAGCAAGGCCAGACGATACAGCATCGACTTCGGATTTCTTGGCTACTTCATGGCCCATCAGGATCGGCTGATCCGATCCGTCGAGCTTCAGAAGATCGGCTTCGGTTCCGTCAGCTTTAACGGCTTTGATCGCCCCATTCTGTTCGACGTAGTATCCCTGCGAGTTAATTCTCGCGATATACTTCTGCTTTATTTGGTTAGGTGATGACATTATTTCCCATCCTTTTGTTGTTTGTTGCGATCTTTACGCTGGATAGACGACCCGGATCGTTTCACCGATTTCGAGGAATCCATCAAGCGTGAGACCGTTCCACAGTATCTCATTGCCTGATACCTCGTAGTCAACACCGAGCCTCTGTTCTGGCCCACCATCCGGCACGAATCGCACAGCCTCGCGAGCTTTTGGAGTGAAGCTGAGAGCGAACTTCTTTTCTAAAACGTGGGCTTCTGTCAGCGTGATCGCCTCACTCTTCCACTTCTGACTGAGTTCGTCCTGACTTAGCCATTCCGTGTCGAAATCAACGGAAGATGCCTTGATTAGAAGGTCTCCCTCTAGGCCACCGTCTGGAATCCCGACGCCGACAGGGACGCCTCCAGACGTTACGCCGTTACCGCCGTAAAATTTACCTTTGTCTGTATCAAAGACGATCTCGCCGTCTAGCAGAACTAGAGGCTCTCTCTGCGCGGTCGTAATCCTTGGAACTCGTAAGATAGCCATTATCCACTAACCTCGATCACTCTTTGTCCCTGGTCAAGTGTAGAGCTGTCGTTCGTTCGCTCACCAGTATCAATGGCAAGGTCAGAGACGCCAGAGTCTCCAAGTGTAACATTGGCAGGATCCGACACGTCGTCAGGCTTTATCACGAAGACTAGGTCGCCCAGTTGTGTGTCGAATCTCCAAGGCATTATAGCCTCACCTTCACAACGCTAACGGGCGTTTTCTTCGCTGATGATTCATAGGTAACCGTTACCGTCTGAACCGTAACGCCGCCGAGCTTGTAGGTAAACACGTCGATATTTGTGGCTGGGAATGTGGTGATGATCTCATCCCACTTGATCCCGGCGGTCTCGACGTTCAGCGAGTCGCCTGCTGGCATGATCGCGATAGCTGGCTTTCCATCCTCGCCTTCGCGAAACTTCCCGTATTCCCTATCCTGTTGAGAGCCTGGAAGACTCATTTCGCCCCCTCCAGTTCCTTAACCTTCTGAGGATCGAAGTCCTCGTAGAACCACGCGATCCAGACCAAGCGTCCGTTAAGCGTGACTTGCCCGATGTCGAAATAACGAACATGGGCTCCCATCCTGGCATTATTCATAAGCATCGACCGCCGGAGGCCCATCGGGCTCCCGGCGGTGATGAAGTTCGGAATGGCTGTCGGAAGCGTATCCCGTCCCATTCCGTTAGCTTATTAGATCTTTACGATGAGAGGCGACTTGCCAGAAGCGGCGCCGAGCTCACCAGTCTGGAGAGCCTTAACACCGAAGAGCTGGTCGATTGCGACCTTCTTTGCGCTGGTTCCGTACTCAATCGCAGGCTGTTCAGCCATCGAAGGAGCCTTCTGGAAAGCGATACCGACAGCGTCTTTGCTGTACCAGTAGCCTTTGCCAGCGGCAACGCCCTGGTGAACCATGACGGGCATTCCGTACACGGTTCCGATCTGACCGCTTGGAATGTTGGACGAGCCGTAGTAATCGGCGCGTACGAACTCGGCGATTTTGAGCATGGCCTTCTCCTGATCTGGACCGATGAGCATAACGCAAGCGGCAGGATCAGCGAAAGACTTCAGGAGCTGTTCGCGAGCATCCAGGATCAAGTCAGCGGTCAAAGGAGCGGTTCCGACGTCGAGTCCGGCGCCTGCTTCGAGGACAGCGATGATCTGCTCGTCAACGTAGCGACCGTGAGCGGAAGCTGCGCGGAGAGCGTTTTCGATCTGGACGTCCATGGACGACTGGATCTCGTCGGAGCTGTCGATCAACCAAGACACGTAAGCGTTCAGGTTGAGGTCGAGCTTGTCGGTGGTAGCGCTCAGGGCCTGGATGGTTCCAGGAACAGCCGAAGCGCGGTTTTCAACGGTGAAGCTAGACAGCTTAGGGAAGCTGATAGACTTCATGCCCTTGCCAGCGTAGCTAGAAAGGTCGGTTACAGATGCGAGGAGCTTCGCCCGGAACTTGAGTTCCTTCTGGACGAGGCTAGTGATTAGATCGTTCTTGGTTGCGACTAGTTGGGTATTCCCAGTAATGACGTCAGGCATAATGTTTCCTTTATGGTTTCAGGGTTTTCAGTTTCTCAATCAATTCGTCCTTGGTGAGTTCCTTCACAGGTTTCTCTCCAGAGAACGTCCCAGCCGATAAGTGAACATCACCCGGCTTCTGTGCTCCAGTCGTGAAGAAGTAAGGCTTTGACTTCGCCAGATTTGCAAGCTGGGTCTTTAGCTGTTCAGTGTTCAGATTGAAACTTTCGTCGATCTCAACACTGGACCAGTCGCCCACCTTGACGATGTCCTCCAAGGCTTCCTTGCGCGCTCCCATGGTGAGGGCTAATTGCTTAACCTCCTTCTGGAAGATGGTTCTAGCGTAGGCTGCATCCTTGGCCTTGAGAGCCTCTTCGATTTCCCGCTTGGATTTCAAAGCACCCTCCAGGGCTTCCTTATACTTGCCCTGCTCTGCTAACACCGTCTGCTCGCGCTCGTGTTCCTTAGCCTGAAACTCATTCAGCTTTGCTTTCAGGGCTTTGATTTCCCCGATTGCTCGTGAGTAAGTTTCATACTTCACGCTATCGCTCGAACTGTCCTTGTTTCCGGCACTGCCTTCGACTTGGTGGCCACTGACCACGTTCGTTTCTTCCATTCTTGATTATCCTCCTATGGTTTTCAAGTGTTGGTTAGAGATTACGACGGATATAGCGAATGACAATCTTTTTCGCCTGAGTCAGGAGCTTTTCCTCGAGAGCTCTACTGAACCCAAAAAACGATCGCCCGGCCTCTGCGACATATCGCGCCAGATCCGAGTTTCTTATACGCTTTCCAACGGTTGAGAGTCCGTTGCGCGTCTTCATCTTGTAGGGCTCATGAATCCCGTCGATGGTGATCCTGATCGTTCTACCGATCACGGAATGGTTGATCGCGTCCATCAGTTGCCCGGTCAAAGTTAGATTCGACCTGCGCTTCGAATAGGCCTGGTGAGGCCGAGTGGACTCGGCGATCTTATCGCGCTTATTGATCCAGCCTTTCGATAATGGCTTGAACTTCTCGCCAGTCTCTGGCGATGTGCCCTTCCTAGATGTGAACCTGAGCAATTCAGTTGCCAGAGTCCCGACCTCATTTAGCATCTCGCGATTCGAAAGGACTCGATTAAGCCGATCCTTGGTTTCCTGCTCCAGCCTGTCGATGCTTTTCTGGTTCACCTTTAGCTTCACTCAATAACCTCGAATAGCTGGCCCAGCCTACGAAGACCCTGGATGAACGAGATCGCGGTCTCCTGGCTCTCGAGCGAGCTGATCGTCCTAGCGCCTGCGCTCGCGTCGATCTCGGCCTTGAACTTTGGCAAGACCTCGCGCTTCACCTCGTCGCTTGTCACGCCGAAGAACGGGCGCTTATACTTCCCGTTTGGGATCGTCGGATGGCCTTCAAATCCGGTCTGGTGGCCGTAGGCTTTAGGCGCGTCCGTCTCGTCGTCGATGCCGATCACAACCGATGCTCCGTCCTCCTCGAGGATGTCGATCGAGCGAAGCATGTCCCCAGTGAGCGTCATGTTTACTTGGTTCCGGCTCTTGCCTGCGGCCTTGAAGGAAAGGCTGTTCGCGTAGGCTTTGGAGTAAGGGCTCTTCAGATCCTTACGGCCAAGCCCTCGCCCCTCCTTGGCCCGGTCGACCATGTAGTCGATCACGCCCTGGGCGATCTTACGGACCAGAACCGGATCGGATGAGATATCCCGGCCAGTGAGCTCGTTTAAGTCGAGCTTCTGAGAGACTCGGCTTTTCGTGAGCTTGATCCCGGGTTCAGCCATTTATTTCTTCTTTATCGTCCTCAACATCGGCCGCAGGTGGGGCTTGAGTTGGCATGATTCTTTCGATCTCCCGACCAGACTCTTCCTGGATTCGCTGATAGACTTCCTGCGCGTCTTCGAGCTCGATCTCGCGGTCCAAGGCGATGGCTTCGACCTGAGTGATCAGGCCCATCTCCTTGCGCTGTTGGATGTTCTGGAGCTTCTCGGCTTCGGATACCACGCTTGAAGGCTTCTTGAAGGTGATGCTCATAAAGGCGTCTTCAGAGATCGGAGCGACACGGTAGCCCGGGAGAACGCTAGTTCCTCCGTAGGTGTTCAGATAAGCCACGATGATCTTGAACAGCTTTTGTTCTGCGTCCTTGAATGCTGCGATGTCGGACTCGCTGGCCTCGAACTGCTCGACCATGGCCAGGAGGCGCTCGAATCCCGAGCTATACTTCACCGAGTCCATCTTCGCATTGACCACCTTCGGATCAACGCCACGGCTGGTCAGGAAGCTAGAGAGGAGGCCCTCGAGGTAGGACAGCGAGCCTTGCAGATCAGGGTTCGCGTTAGCATATCCGAAATCTGTCTCGACAGGGTTATTCGGATCAATCGGCAAGCGCAGGACGAAGTTAGTCCCGATCTGGATGTTATTCGGGATCAGGTTAGAGGGAGCCTTGAGCCATGCCTGGCCGAATCCCTGCATCCTGACCACGTTCCCAAGGTCGGTCAGACCTGCGTTGAACTGAATGGTAAAGTCGGTCAGAGCCGCGCCAGAGCGGACCCAGTACTCGCCGTCCTTGCCACCGTTGATGTCCACGAACGGAACGACCCCACCGATCGGGTTCTCGTAGCTCTCGGATGGCATGATGTTACCCTGCTCATCCATGACGAAATTGAACACAGGCGACCAGACCGCGATCGCCTTCATCCCTGCCTGGTAGTCGTCCTCGTCAGCGATCAGCTCGTTCATGCTGTCGCCGTCTTCGGTCACCTTGACGTTTGCCAGGTTACGGTCGAATCCGTTGATGCAATAAACCTCGCCTTCCTCCTGATCCTGGGACGATGGAACCACGTCGATGTTATGGGCGAGCAAGGCCTGGAGCTTCAGCTTGCCGGCCCGAGGGATCAGGTATAGGTGCGTCTGGTCTTGAAGCTTGAAGTATTCGTTGGCTTTCATCATGACCGTGTCGATCTTGAGATCCGCATACACCTGACGGACGACCATCTCCTGCTCTTCGCTGAGCCCGTAGAACTCGCGGACAGGGGCCTTCCGGTATAGGCTAGCCTCCTTCTTCACGATCCGGCGAGCCAGGTTGACCGAGCTTACGATCGGCGTGTTCTGGATGGTGTCTTTCGAATAGAACCCCTCGAGGTAAGCCTTCACCTGCTGGAGGATCCGGTCCTTGAAGATCTCGAACTGTCCGAAGCTCACCTTCTTGCGCTCGACGTTCTCGCTTGCCTTGGATTCGTCGATGATCTGTCTACGGACGTTAGGGTTCAAAAGGTTCAGCATTTTATCTCCTTGAGCTTCCGACCATTACGGTCCCGAGCGCGTTGTGCTCGTACACTACCGCATAGCCGATTGCGGTCGTGATGTGCTGGTAAGGCTTTGAATCGTCTTCGATGTAATCGCCGGACTTTTTCAAAGCTGTCAGCCTTAGCCCATCGTGCGTCACGGGAGCCGTTTTGTAAACGAACAAGCGTCTTTCGCCTGCCTCGTTCTGGCAATAGGCGTTCACGATATTGTGGCGCTTCCTCACCGGAGGATTCTCCCGAGGGACCTGCATCTCGAAGGTAGCTCCTGAGTTGGCCAGCGTTTTCCTGATGATGTCATAATCCGACACGATGGAGCGCGTGTCCCGTGCCTGCCCAGAGGCGTCGCCCCTCACCAGTATCTTCGCCCGGTGCGTCAGGATTCCCTTCTCGATCCATGCGTCGATAGCGTCCTGAGTCCGAGCTCCCTGGATCACCACCTCGTCGAACCAGTGCCAGGCCTTCCCGTCCCACTGGCCAGCCGCCGATGACATGGGCTTCCCGTGGCCGATGTTGAAGTCGAACGCGAGCACGATCGGGAGATGGGGCCTTACCTGGTAGGCGGTGTTCAGGTAGTTCTTATCGGCGTCATAGGCCGAGTAGATCCGATCCTGGTCGATCTCGACCCACTCGCCATAGATGTACCTCTGGGCCTCTCGAGGAGCCAAGTCCTGCTTCAGTTGCTCGATGTACACCGGATCCAGAAACGGGTTATCGGTCGTTACCGACTTGAACACCTTTCGAGTCTTGGATTCGCTGTCGAAGAAGTATTTATACACCCAATGGCCTGGCCCGTCTGGGTTCGTGGCGGCAATCAGGATGTTCTCCTTCACCTCTGGGATCCGGCGAAGCCTGGCCTTCAGCGTATCGAACGCGGCCTTGTCATCCTCGTTGTTCTCGGTGAGCTCTTCGAAGACCACCATGGACAGCTTAAGCGACCTGGCCTTCTTGTATTTCTTATCCGACCAACTTCTCGAGATGATCTCGGATCCGTTCCACCATGTAACCTTAGCGATCGAATGGTTCACCCTGTAATGTTTACCTTCGACGAAGTCTTCCGCGATGTGCTCTAGGATCTCCTTGAAGATCGTGTCCTTCAGATCCGGCAACGCCTTACGCGCTAGGCAGACTCTTGCTCCAGGATTCTCGACACAATGACGGACGGCCAAATGAGCCATAAGGATAGACTTTGCGGATCCATAACTGCCAGAAAGGAGAATCTCAGGCGTACCTCGTCCGAAATCCCAGTCATCAAGAAAATCGACGACATCAGACTGATACGGAATAACTCGCGGATTGAAGTCGCTGAAGTATGGCTTGGAGTATTGTTCATCCATTGATTCTTTTCTGGGCGATCTCGAAGTATCCAGGATCTCGCTCGATGCCAATGAATCCGAATCCAGTGGCCCTGGCAGCCATTCCGGTCGATCCGCTTCCCATGAATGGATCCAACACGACGCCGCCCGGTGGGGTTATCATTCGGACGAAATAGCTCATGAGCTTTTGAGGCTTAACTGTAGGATGGTTGTTTTTTGCAATAACATCATTACGCTTATCTTTTCCGTGTATTCTTTGATTCATATTTCCAGAAGGTCGTTCGTCTCCAATGTTTGAAACTTTATCTGGCATATCTTCAAGCCCTGCGTTGCGCTCGCTTGTGCTGATCTTAGCGCAGTAAAAGAAACGAGATGCGCATCCTTGGTTGGATGGCCTTGGTTCTTTGTTAATGTTTCCTTCTGCTCCGTGAAATCCTAGGCCGCTTCTTTTTGTTGGTCCGTTTCCAGTTTTAAGAATTCCACTCTGCCCATCAAGCGCCTTGATCGCGCACTCGATATCGCACTGGTTATCGGTGCAATGTTCCGAGTGGGATAGTACTAGGTTGGCAGGAAAGCGTCCATTTTCGCTCCCATATTGAATTGATGGAGCACTAGAACATTTCCAGCCTGTGTTTGAATTATTGTAAACCTTACCCCTTAGTTCGTCGGTTGCAATCCTACTCTCATCAATGTTGATCCCACCAGTTCCCCACCTCTGGACATTGGCCGCCACGGTCTTCTCCTCGCACGGCTTACGGACAAGGATCCAGTGTTCAGACGCAGGCTTGAGAGCCGTTCCCCACCCGGACCATTTACTTCCTGCTCCGGCTTTTTCAATGTTCAAAGACTTTGGAAAGCCCTGGCCGAATAAATGCGTTACCACATCGCGAATTTCAAATCCTGCATCCTCAAGCGCCGTTGCGGTCCAATGGCTAGTCCTTGGAATGGCCCACACTAGACCATGCGCCCCGGGCTTCATCACGCGCTTGCACTCGGTCATGACTTCAGCCATCCACTTGATCCATCCGTCTCGCCCACCTTTGTCCGAGTCCCATTCCTTGCCCATGAACGAAATCCCAGCCGGTGGATCGGTAACCAAAGAGTCCACCGAGTTCGATTCGAGTGTTTTCAATACTTCCAGACAGTCGCCGTTTAACAGTTCGAACTTCATGTCATGCCTTTTTCTTGCGTTCGTAATTCATGGTCAGCTTGATCCCAGAGTCGCCGTCGATCTCGATCGTATCCTTCTGGTCTAGCATCTGCTTACCAAGCCAGATCAATAGCGATGCGTTGCCCTTCCGAGCCGCCTCGAGTTGCCAGCGTCTGAGCGACATTCTCAGTTCGGCCTTGCCTTTTTTAATTTCTCCCGCAAAACGGCGCTCGAGCGTATCAGTCGAGCATCCCACGAAGTCGGCGATCTCGCTCACCTTGCACCCGATGCTAGCCAGCTTGTACACCAGCTTCTCGTCGATCTCGATCTCAGGCCGTGCCATTACTCAGCCCCCTTGATCTCATCCCAGGAGACACCGTCTTCCCGATGCGCTTTCTTGCCCGTGAACTTCTGCCATCGGTCGAGGATCACTCCGCAGTAGATCGGATCGAGTTCCATCATAAAGCAGGATCTGGCGGTTTTCTCGCAAGCGATCAAGGTAGTGCCTGATCCACCGAATGGCTCAAATACGTTCGATCCTGGCTTTGACATAAGATTTATACCATACTCTGGAAGCTCGACCGGAAAACACGCTTTATGTATATCTGTGTTCGCTTTTGCGTTCGAAATCTTCCAGAGGTTTTTAATACAATCATTATGATTCTTATTCATGCGAATGGAATTAACCGAAAAGATGAACACAAATTCAAATATTCTAGTGAAGTTATGTCCGGCTAAAGATATCGCCATTGCCTTTTCCCAGGCTACAGTTTCGCGAAGTGGAATGACCTTCTTTGCGTCAGATACAATGTCAATATACTCCGATGGACTGTTTTTGTTGTAGTTGATGTTGTAGCATACCGTTAAATCTTCCGATCCAATCGCGATAATTGAAGCAAATATATCTCGATTGAATTGAAGATATTCTTCACTGCTTTTAGCATCTGTTTCGTTTTGCCTATAGAGCGTCGTATTCTTAAGTCCAGAACCTGCAAAACCTATCGAGGTATTTCCGTTGTATGGAGGACTTGAAAATACAAAATCAGCTTTTCGACCGTCCATCAACCGCTGTACATCAGTGATCGCAGTCGAGTCTCCGCACATCAGGCGATGATTACCTAGGATGTAAACCTCGCCACGAACCACCTTCGGCTCTGGCCTTGCCTCTGGCACGTCGTCTTCGTCGCATCCTGGCTCGAGCTTCTCAGCGATGTCGAGCGTGAAGTCCTCGATCCCCAGCATGTCGAGATCGAAGTCCGGCCCGAGGTCTCCAAGGTCTGCATTGATCCCAGCGAGATCAAGGTCAGCCCACAGCGCTATGGCGTTGTCGGCTTGAATGAAAGCGTATTCGGCCTGCTCATCGGCAAAGCTCTGGAACACGACAGGCATCTCTGGAATCCCTGCCTTGATGGCGGCTAGCTTCCGGCCATGGCCTGCAACGATGCATCCAGAGAGGCTCGAGACGATGATCGGATGTCTGACCCCGTGATAGCCGTAGAGCTTCGCCAGGCGCTCGATCTGCTCGTCTGAGTGTTTGTTCCGGTTCTTGTGGTGATCGCGAAGAGTGCGCGGATCGGCCAGCGTGTCGTACTTGCAATGAATCGTTGCTTCCATTCTGTCCCTCCACTGGATGAGTCCAGGAGGCCCCACCGAGGCCCTTAATCCATGATTAGACCATGAGCGTCGGGAATGGAACTCGAAGCCGTTACCGCTCTGCGCCATGAGGCTAGGCTTTTTTTTCCTACCTGATGCCTTCACCCTATCGGTGGGGGAACAACATGGATCAGAAGCACTACGTTGTCGTAAAGCTGAAGGAACTGGCCCACGAACTCGATCGCGTCCCGATGATCTCGGACTTTCAAGCGATCTTTCCACGGATCCCGGTCAGCTTGCTCTTCGGGACATGGGACAACGCTCTTCGAGCGGCTGGCCTATGGACTGAGGAGAAGGAGGAGCCAAAGAAAAAGGATCCCTTCCCACCGATCGACGATCCCGAGAAGATCCGCGAGGTGATCCAGTCGAAGGAGATGCGGAACGTGGTCAGGCTGAACCATGCCGAGAAGATCTTGGTCATCGGTGATATGCACCTACCATTCGTGAACCAGAACGCGCTCTCGATGGTGTACGCCTTCGCCTACAAGGAACAGCCGGACGTAATCGTCCAAGTCGGCGATCTGACCGACCAGTATTCGGCCTCGAAGTTCGCCCGATCGCTGAACACCTACACGCCGAAGGCCGAGGATGAGCTGGCCCACAGCATGGCGGTCGAGTTCTGGGAGAAGCTCCTCGAGCTAGTTCCGAACGCTAAGCGTTTCCAGCTTATGGGCAACCATGACGCCAGAGTGCTAAAGCGAATCGTCGAGAAGTTCCCCGAGGGAGAGCATCTCATCGAGCAGGCGATGCGCCAGCGAATGACCTTCAACGCCGTCCACACTATCCACGACCCGACTGAGGAGCTATTCATAAATGGGATCTTGTTCACTCACGGCCACTATTCAAAACTGGGCGCTCATCGTGATTATAACCAATGTAACGTCGTTTGCGGTCACTCTCACAGGGGCGGCGTTAACTATCGCTCGTATAACGGAGAGACCTTCTGGGAGCTTAACGCAGGATTCATCGGCGACCCCTACTCCAAAGCCCTATCGTACAGGCCCCAGCGGATCCATAACTGGACGACCGGGATCGGGCTCATCGACGAATACGGCCCACGCTTCATTAGCTTCTAACACCGAGGAGACTGAGATGATCGTTAAAGTAGTGAATAAGAAATGGAAGATCACCGTCCGCTCCGATAAGGTGCATAACGCTCGCTTCGGAGAGACTCACGGGATCGCCATGCTCGAGGATCGGAAGATCCACATTCGGCGCTCTAGCATGAACTCGGAAACGATCCTCCACGAGCTGATTCACGCCTATCAGCACGAGCTTTCGTTTCATGAGCTTCAGTTGGACGATGACCAGGTCGAGGAGTGGTTCGCCGAGCTGTTCGGTAAGTACGGTCGCACCATGATTAAAGACGCCGATCGGCTTCTAGCCTACTATCGCGACCGAGGCGCGAAGAAGTGAGAGCTGGGATCCTGGCACTGATCGCGCTCTGCTTCAGTCTCGACCAGCTCCGGGACGCTGAGTGCAAGATATACTGTAGGACGTCGGCTGGCTACGATTCTGGGATGTGGGTCGTGAAGCAAAAGCGATGCTGGTGTGGCGATCTCATGGATCAAGAGAGATTATCGGAGAAAAAGATCATGGCTCCGAAGAAGATCACCAAGGTTAGGAAAAGCGTCTTCAACGTGCCGATGAGCTTCCCGAGCGAAGACTTCAAGCTCCCGTGGGAATGACTAGTTGAGATTTCTGTCTGGCTCACTGGACACCACCATGAGGATCGATCGGCAATCGGCGCAGACCCAAGTGTAAATCTTCCGAATCACCTGGTCGCGTGTCTTCGTCATCTCGCACGTTTCGCAAAAAAACACCACGGCGCGTCCCTCCCATCCTTCTGACAGCATAGCCCGAAGAAAAGAAAAGGCCAGAACCATTGAAAGGAACACGCATGGTGTTGGTCCTGGCCTCGCTCATCGGATGGGAGCCGACGAATCTTATTTCTTCTTTTTGCTTACTGTCTTCTTGGCCTTCTTGGTTTTGATGGTTTTGGTTACTGCTTTCTTAGCTACTTTTTTGTTTGCTGGCATTTTCTTTCCCTTTCGTTTGTTGGTTTTAGTTCTCCTTGCAGCGCCCACGGTCTGGGGGAAGTCCGTGAGCGTTGCGAGGAACCTAGACAGCAGGCTGTCGAGGAAACTGATAATATTT